ACAGATCCTCAAGGATCTAAGACAATAGAACAAACTGTAGAGCTTGCTAATTTTGATCCTAAAGGTCGTAAAAAAAATGCAACAGGCGGACGTGCAGGATTCTATACGGGTGGTATCACAGACGTTGAACCAAGTCTTGATGATATTGGTCACGGCTCAGACTCGTTGATGGCTAGAACAAGATTAATATCACCGGGTAGTCAGACAACTACATCAACAGGATTAAATTATTTGCTTGCTGAAGACAATGACAATATAAGAGTTCCGTTTGCAGGTGGCGGAGATCCTAGAAGACGTGCGTTTTTAAAATTAATGGCAACACTAGGTGGTGGAATTGCAGGTCTTAAATCAGGTATGATAGGACTTGGTGAAGGCACAACTAAAAAAGCTATCACAGAAACTGTAAAACAATCTGCAGGTGGAACTTATCCTCCTCCGTACTTTTTTAAACTTGTAGAAAAAATTAAATTTATGGGTGACGATGTAACAGAAAAAGCTGCAACCCAAGAGAGAGAAATTGTTAAGAGATATAAAGATTATGAAATGACTGAAGATATTGGAACAGGTAATATTGTAATTAAAAAAAGAAACGAAGGATCTTTCTATGATCAAGACGGAATAATATCTGATGAGTATATAGTTTATAAACCAGGTCAAGCAGATGAATTAACTAAAGGTAAAAAACCTCCTCCAGAATACGATGAGTACACAGTAAAACCAGATAGCGATGGTAAATTAAAAGATTCTGAAGACGGTCTAGATAGCATAGATGAAATTTTAGAAGAAGTTGGTGATACTACAGCTATGACAATTAAAAAAGCAGACGGCGGCCGTATTGGTTATAATATAGGTGGTCTGTCTAAACTTGGTATTACAAGTTCATCACGTAAATTTTTAGAAAAAGTATTTGGTAAAGAAAAATTTGCTAGAATGATTGAAAACGATCCTGAGATGCACAGAGGGATGTTAGAAGTTGTAGAAATGTTTAGAAAAAAAGACAAAGAAGGTTTAAAAATGTATTTACAAAAGTTTTTGCCTCACATGGATGATGCAGAAATAGAAAATTTTATTGTAGGTGGTGAAGGCACAGAAGGTATTGCTGGACAACTAATTAGACTTAGTAGTGGTCGAGACTACGCAGGTAAATTAGAAATGATGCAAAAATTAAATAATGTTAAAAAACTAGAAAACCTAGATGTTACTGATGAAATGATTCGTAAACCAAATTCAGACGGCGGTCGTATTGGTTTCTTTTTAGGGGGTGGTGCAACATATGGCAAAGGTTTACTTAGAAATATGTTAAACTACATGTCTAAAGGCAGCTCATCAGGCAAAAGCGGTTCAGAAATGTTACAAATGGTAAACCCCAAACAATTTGAAAAATTATTAAACGATCCTTCTATGTACAATAAAATTAGTCTAGAATCTGGAATTACGGCTCCTGAATTAATTAAAAACATGATTAAAAAAACAAAAAACGATCGAACTGGAATGATAGAAGAACTTCTTAGTTCTGCTAGAAATATTAAAAAAGTAGACGATGATATGATTGGTTATAAAAATAAAATTATAGAAGAAATGATTAATAAAGGTATCGACAGAGAAATGGCTGAAACTTTTGCAGATATGATGTCTAAAAAAATAATGAAAGAAGTTGGACCAAAAAGAGCAACTCCTGAAATTACAGAACAAGGTTTATTAGAACTAGAAAACATACAAAAAAATTTAATTACTAAAGATCGTAAGCTACAGGCTCAAGGCGGTCTTACAACCATGTTAGGTGAATAATGGACATAGAAGCAATTCTAGAAATGTACGAGGATGATTACAATCCAAGCTCCAAGGTCCCTGGACCACGGAACATGTACAATCAAGGACAATTAGTACAACCTAGTGACGATGGATCACGGCCAGGGTATAATGGTAGAAATAAAGGCATAGGTAAAGGTAGTCCAGGAGTTCCTAAAAATTATGAAACTACAAGAGATCAATTATACACTGAAGAAACTAAAGCAAAAAAAGCAAAAACAAATAAGTTAAAATTTCAAGCAGAACCTATAGGTGAAAGATTACAGTGGATAGCTAATAATGGTAAAAATTATAATAATACTAAAGATTTTATTACAGCTTACGAAAAACATTTTAAACATAAAATAGGATCTAAAACAGATGTTCTTTTTAATACACCTGGTAAAAAACCTCTTACACAAGTTGATAACTTAATGAATACAGGAAGAGCTCAACAAGATTTATTTACACTTACATTTAAAGACGGAAAAGCATTTAATCAAAACGAATTATTTAAAGCTTCTATAATTCAAAATAATCCTGAAATAAAAAAAGAATTTAAAACATTGTTTAAAGATATACATAAAAACGTAAGTGTTTATTCTGAGTTGGGACCAGAAGGTATTGTTGAAAGATTAAACAAAGGTAAGTTATTAACAGAGTTTGATTTTATTAAATCTGGAGTAGGGTCTGGAATTACAAGAAATAGTTTGTTAAATGCAGCTGGAATAAATTCAGAACATTTAACTTCTTATCAAAATGTAAGAAAACCACTAATGGCTTTATCACAAATTATACAAAATTTAAAAAACCCATCTTTTGCAAAAGATTTTAAAATTAGTCCAACAACAGCTACAAAAATAAGAGGACAACTAGAAAATTTTTTTAAAGGTGAAAGGGGACTTCAAGCAGATATAAAAAAAATAAATAATCAATTAGGTGATGTAAAATTTAACAATATATTTGGTGGAGTAAACTTTGAACACACGTTAGCAAAACAATTTGGAAAAGATTATAAATACCTACCTAGAAATTATTTGTTAAAAGGTCAGTTCACAACAAAAGCTTTTAACATGATGAAAAAAGATGCGTTTGATTTGCCATTAATTAATTTAATGAAACAATATGAACAAGGAAAAATTCCTGCAGAAAGAGTTCAAGCATTTATTGATGACTTTAATGCAAAGACAAATAATTATGCTGATTTTAAATTTGATGTAGACAAAGGAAAACTTGGATACACAAGTGATTCGGTAACCTATGATTTAAGTAGATACAATAATCCAAATGTTGCACGACAAGAGTTAATTGACAATATTAAATTAACACAGTCTGACACTTTCCAACAAGGAATGAAAAAAACACTTCCTAATTCTAAAGATCAATTAAAATTGTTTAAATCTGGAGAAGCCACTAATATTTTAAAAAAACTAATAAACGAAATAGGTCCTTGTGGAGCAGGTAAGAAAAAAGCAATGGGTGGTCGTATTGGTTTTAAAACAGCTGGTGATGTTTGTATGACAGGTGGAAGACAAACGATAGCAGAGTTTTTAAAGAATGGATTTAAAAATGCTAATGGTGAACAAAAAGAAATATTTAAAAAAATTTTAAGTTTAGGTGGTGGTGCAATAAAAGGAGTTGGTTCAATGTTAGATCCTAGAGAGTTATTTAAAATTAAAAATTTAGTTGGTCCTGCAGCATGGGCTGCAATGGGTGCATTTGAAACGGGTGCAATTACGTATGATGTTGTTAATAACAACATACCGTTAAATGAAGCTTTAGGTAGTAATTGGATTACTAAATTTGCAATGCCTTATACTTTAAAGGAAGCACAAATAAAAAATTTAGAAGACAGTGGGGCATCTCTTTCTCCAGCTGCTAAAGAATACATGGCACAAACAAAATTAATGTCACAGTTTGAAAGAGAATTTAAAGCTTTAGAAGGAATGAAGATGGGTGTTTTTGGAACAGAAAACCCTAAAGAATTAATACAAGACCAAGAAAAAAAATTAGAAAATATAGTTAGAGATGTTGTAAAATTACAAGCTAGCCCTGTTGCTGGAGGTGCTGGTCAACTTGACTTTGACAAAGCTTTTGGTGAAATGGCAGAAAAAAGAGGAGCAGGTTATTATGATCCTGAAAATGAAGATGCAAATGAATATGGTTATGTTGATGTAGGTGATTCTATATTTGGTTTTAAACAAGGCACACCTTTAACTTATAAATATAGAAAAGATAGAGGAAAAGACCAAGGAAGAAATCTTTCAGAAACTGAAAGAGAAGCAGAAAAATTATTTCCTTTTGAAACAGGAACTTTAAGAGCAGATTACACTCCGTTTAATTATAAAAGTTTTAATTACACACCTCAAGAACTTCCAGCTGATATGGTAAAACAATATGAAAAAGATTATAACCTACCTCCAAGAACTAGTTTAAATCAATTTAATTTTAAAGGTTCTGATAATAATGTGTTACAAGATTTAACAAATGAATATAATTTATCTCAAAAAGCAAAACAAGCATCTAGGTACCCTGGTTATGACGGTACACAATCACCTTATTCGGAAGGAGGCATAGCTAGTTTAAATGTCAATAAAAAATAAACCAACAAATAAAAAAAAGCCAAGCATAGCAAAAAAGATGCAAGCTAACCCTGGTTTTAAATGGTGGGCAGTACCACCTAAAAAGGGACCTCTATCACAGGGGTTGAAATTACCATCAAAACAAGTTAAGAAAGTCTAGGAGAATATATATGGCAGAAATAGATAAATCTCTCCCTAACGACAAACGACCTGATGAAGTTGCAGAAGAGGTTGACGTTGAAGAGATTGAAGAATTAAAAGGACCAGTAGAAGTTACAGAAGACGAAGAAGGGGCTACAGTTGATTTTGACCCTAACGCAATGCCTTTACCAGAAGAAGGCGATCACTTTGCAAACCTAAACGAATTACTTCCAGAAGACGATACGAGTGCCATGGGTAGTCAGTTACAATCTGATTACATGGAATATAAAATGTCTCGTAAAGAATGGGAACAAGCATACATTGAAGGTTTAAGTTTATTAGGATTTAAATACAATAATAGAACAGAACCTTTCCAAGGAGCATCAGGTGCAACTCACCCAGTACTTGCTGAAGCTGTCACACAATTTCAAGCGTTAGCTTACAAAGAATTATTACCTGCAGACGGACCTGTTAGAACAATGGTGATGGGTAAGTCAGATCCACAAAAAGAAATGCAGGCACAAAGAGTTAAGAATTTTATGAACTATCAGATTATGGATAAGATGAAAGAGTATGAATCTGATTTTGATCAAATGTTATTTTACCTACCTCTATCAGGTTCAACATTTAAAAAAGTTTATTATGACGATTTATTGGAACGAGCTGTTTCTAAGTTTGTTCCAGCGGATGACCTTGTTGTTCCGTACACGGCTACCTCATTAGACGATGCGGAATCAGTCATTCATGTTGTCAAGATGTCAGAAAACGATTTAAGAAAACAGATGGTATCTGGATTCTATTCTGACATCGAGTTGACAAAACCAACAGGCACAGTCACTAACGAGCTTGAAGAAAAAGAGCGAGAAGTTGAAGGTGTAACAAAATCCCAAAGAACAGATCCTTTGTATACAATTCTAGAATGCCACGTTGATCTAGACTTGGAAGGATTCGAAGACCTTGGCCCCGACGGAGAGCCAACGGGAATAAAATTGCCTTACGTCGTTACAATCGAAGAAGGCAGTAGGAAAGTTTTGTCTATTAGACGAAACTTTGCGCCCAATGATCCAAAGAAAAATAAAATCCAATATTTTGTCCAC